AGAAAGTCTCTTCATGATAATATCACGGACCTCTGGATGCTCTGAAGCAATATCTCTTAAGATTCCAACAAGAACTTCTTGTCGTCTTTCAATTTCAATCATCTCTTCTGCAAGTTCTTTATTCTCAAGAAGTCCAGCCTTTTGTAGCATATCAATTCTTCTTGACTCAATATCTAAAACTAATTTAATTCCAGCAGTCTTTGCTGTAAGGTTTGTTGATAGGCTTGCTTCATCAATAACTTCGTAAGCCTTTGTAATTAATTTTGTATAGTGTGTATCTGCTCCAACTAAAGCCTCTTTAGCACGAGCACGGATTGCATCATTAGCAGATGCCATAACCTTCCACTCGTTGATTAAAGATACAACACGAGTTCTTGGAATGTCTAGTTCTTTAGATATAACAGTTGGATCGTTGCCCTTTAGATATTCGGTAACTACTTGATTAACTTCGTCAAGATGTTGAATAAGTTCTGCCTCACTTGACATACTTTCCCTCTAATCTATTTATTTCATCTTTAATATAAAAAATGGCTTTTTCTAAATCTTGAATAGTTTTTTCTTCATCCTTAAGTCCTGCTCTCCAAAGATACTTAAATGCATTTCCAACATTAAAGTTTCTATGCCTAGTAATTTGAATACATTCAACCCCAGAAGGATCTGATGTGTAATGAACAGGATGGTTTACCTGATCAACAGTAATGTGAAGATTGTCACTCATCATCTTCATCTTCCTCTAGGTTCCAGTCAAAAGATTCTGGAATATTTTTAAGTGCAGATATTGCAGTTACAAATCCTACTGCAGTTACTAACGATAATATAAACATAAGATATTTAATCTTTTTCATCTTTTTGATTTCCTTAATCCAAATTTAGCAAGGTATACGTAGATAGTCTCAACACTGGCTCCGCACTCCTTTGCAATCTCTTCTGGAGTCTTTTTATCCATAAGATAGCGCTTACGCATATAGACTTCTGATGTATATAGTTTAGCAGGCATGGCGTTATTTGTCAACTTCCGTATCAATAACATCATAATCATAGGCGTTTGAGTCTTCAAGCATCCATTTATCATAACTTTCAACATCCCACTTGTTTGTATTAATGAGTCTTTGTATAACTAGATCATTTTTTGTTACAAATGAAGGCTCTTTTAGTCTTACCCGATTATTAGGCTGGATTGCAAAGTTTCCATCATCTCTTTGAATTACATGTCCACACTTATGCTGGCCTGGATTTTCAGAATATCCATCATCTAGGATATTTGTTTCTGGGTTATGCCAGTCAAGAGTAAATAGATAAGTTCCAGGAATACTTGTTTTTGTTCTGTCAATGTATGACATTCTCATATTACTTAGGTTTTCAAACTTTGTAACAGAAACGTAAGGGCTAAAAGAATTCCATAAAACAAGATTATGAATTGGTTCTTCTGGAACTCCTGGCTTAGTACAAAAAGCATTGATTGGCATTCTCCACCAAATTCCTCCATCCTCCATTAAAAAATGAAAAAGTGGACTCCTACTTTTAATACTTGAAACACCAAAAATAACGCATGGAAAATATTTGTCATGACTATCTTCTTGATCTCTTAAAAAATTACCACGAACATAGCATTCAATTGGTGGTATGTTTGCATTTAACTCTGGCATTACTTACTTTCTCCTATCGCCTTATCCCAATTTTTTATAGCCCAATGACCAATTCCACAGGCATCTGCAACATCGTTGTCTGTGATAGTTCTATCATAATTAATATTAATAAACTTAATTGTTCTTTCTTTACGAAGCATTCTTTCGTGAGCCTTATAGTATGAATCAGACTTTCCAGGATTTTCAGATCGTATTAGTAACTGTTCTTCTTTAGATATTTTCCCATTACCCATAAAAATTTGCCAAGTAATTGGAGAGACTCTGCCAATTATTTTAGTTCCAGATTGTCCTGCTGATCCAAGAATTGCACCCTGAACTAATGCAAGGTCAGCAGCAGTCTTGGGGCTATTTATAAATACTGTATGTTCAATAACTATTGCTTCAAAACCACCATAAATATCAAAAAAGGCTTTTACTTTTTTGCCAGCATCCATAACTTTTTCATAGATATTATTTCCCTCAAAAGAAATTTTTCCAATGCTTTCAAGTTCATTGCCAACAAATAAAGCAAAGGCAAGACTATTAGTACTAGCATCAATAGCACAAATAGTTTTTGGCTGTGCTTCTGCTCCCCATCTAGTCTTGCTCATACTCAATATAGCCTTTCAACTCTTTTAACATTTTTGCAACTGCTTTTTCGCTAACATTACAATTTGAACAAAATCCAGAGTCATTGTATATAGAAAGTTCTTGATTGCAACCACCTAAACATAAACGCTTCTTTCCTTTTCGCTTCTGTCTTTTAGTTACATTATATCTTTCTATAATTTTTTCTCTAGTTGCAATATCTCTACAAACCTTGGTACAGTAAATTTGATAAGTTACTTTAGGTTTAAACGATGTATCGCATACACTACATAACTTCACTGAGCCCCTCCAGGGATTTAAGTTTTACTACCCCTGTGCCAGCATCTTCACATGCTTTTTGAATTGGACATGTTTTACAGATTTTTGAATTTGATCTGTAGTTTTTTGTGGGTAGTGTTTTATCTGTCCATGTTTTACGAACATCTCTCATCCATTGAAATGTTTCGTCAATCCATTTACGATAATAATCTGTTACTTCTATTGGAAGAACTAGCAACTCATGATTATTCTTGTTTTCATAAATCAACACACCCTTTGATTTTTTAAGAATCTTCATGTAGATAAGTAATTGAATTAAGTGACCAGTCTTTGGCTTTAACGCCTTCTTGCGATACTCAAAACCTTCATTGAGCATGGTCTTAATTTCTCCAACAATCTGCTCACCCTCCCAATTAATCATGGCATCACCATAACCAAAGATAGGCGGATCATTGTTAATAATCTTAAACTCTGTTGTTGGACCTTCATCTGATTCATATATTTCTGCAATACCAGAATCCATCATAGCCTGCTGAATGCGTTCATGTGACTTAGTACCAGCAGTCATATTTGCTGCACCGTAGGCATCTGCATTATCCTCAAAGACTGCACCCTCAAATGCAAGGTACCAATATCTTGGGCACTCACCATGAGAGTATGCAATTGTTGATGGTGCAAAAGTTTTCTTTGTTTGAAATTTATCTACACGCTTAACTGTATAGCCTGATTGAATCTTTTCAATCAATGCCTGAGTGTCTATAATCTCTATCTTCTTTGGTTCTCTAATCATTATTTGCTGTAGTAAATTTTTAGTCATTATCATCCCTTGTTTATATAAGTATAGCAGGTTAGCGCATAATGTATTTTAATGCTGATACCAAATCATTGATTGATTCTGCTGCGGTATAGTAAATATTTTTCTTTGCCCTGTCACTTTTATCAACATTGGCCATCCATGTAGCCTTTAATGACATCTTTGCTGCAATTGCCTGTAGTCTAACAATCTCAAGACTTGCAACTTGAATTGGAATGTCTGGTTTAATGATTATCTTAGCAATCATTGTAAGAGCAACTGTAAGTTCTTCATCATTCATATACTCTGCAATCTCAGCCAAACCATTTACTTGCTCTAGTGTTGTTTTTTGTGGACCCTCATTTGACATTTTTGTTCTCCTCTATTAACTGTTCTAACATATCTAACTCTATTATAGCAAGGCGTACTTTTTGTGTACCCTCACCAAGCACAATAATCAAAGCAGGATCCATGCTTTTCTTTAATGCATCAGTTGTAGCCTTAGCCCAAACATCTTGGTTTAAAGTAAAAGACTTAGAGCATTCTTTAAAGTCTATGACAAAATTATTCCAAGATGCATCACCTTTAGTATTGTTTCTACCAGAGTTTTTGTGTTGCTTTGCTCCAATACGCTTTGACTCAGATCTTTCACTCATTAGCAAAATCTTTCTTTTTCTTTTTTGATGGCACCAGCGCAACCTTTGACACATGCTTTGCAGAACACATCCAGGTTGCATCTCCAGTTTCACTCCAAAGTCTTAAAGATAAAACCTCTTCGTTACACTTTTTGCATGGAAACTTTCCATGAAATATGCTGAAGTTGGTATCAGCCATTTGCTAACTTATCTCTTAGACTTTGCTGCAAGTCTAAGTCTTCTCTTACACGACTAATAAATCCATCTCTTCCTTGAACTTTTGTACCATCATCAAGTTGATACCATGCACCAGTACGATTAACTAATCCTACAGATTCTGCTGTATCAACCAAATCACCAATGGCATCAATACCAATATCGTCACCTCTAAAATAAAAATCATACTCACCAGATTGGAACCCTGGAGAGGTTTTGGAGAACTGTAGTTCCCAACGAATCTTTCTACCAACCTTTTCTTCAATTAGTTTATCTCCTACCTTAATCTTGCCTTTAAGTGCTTGATTGTCTGACTCTGATGAAAACAATTTAATAACGCATGAAGAATAAAACTTAGTAGCCTGACCACCAGAAGGTTGCTGGCTAGTATACATTGCATTAATGTTATTACGAGACTGAGAAATAAGTACAAGTAAAGTTGGCTTAACCTTATTGTTTGCATAGTTAAGCATCTTCCAAGCATTACTAAAGTCACGAGACTCTGCTCCGATTTGCTTTGTATTTTCTAATGCCTTCATATCATCTGTATCTTTTTCAAAGTATATTGCAGGAAGCATTGATGTAATTGAGTCTATTACGATTAAGTCAACACCAGCATTAATTAGTCCAACCCCTACGTCTACCATGTCACTAATAGTTCTTGCTTGTGAGTAGATTAGTTTTGTTGGATCTACCCCAAGTTTTACAGCCCAGTCTTCAGAGTATGACATTTCAGAGTCAATCCATGCACAGACCTTGCCTTCTTTTTGTGCCATAGCAATCATCTGAAGGCACATAGAGGACTTTGCAGACGACTTTGATCCCCAGATAAGGACCTGTCGTCCATAAGGCAACCCACCGCCAAGTGCACGGTTTAATCCAAAACTAGGAGTAGGTTGATACTCAAAGTTTACTCCAACACCACTTCCTAATCTCTTTCTTAGTTTAGGATCTAACTGTGCTAATACTTCTTCCATTGTGACTGCCATTAAAATCTTACCCCATGTTTCTTCGGTCTATCTTGATTCTTTTCCATCTTTTGCTTTATCGCAGAGTCTAGTGATTTATTCATATACCCTGACTTTACCATACCTGCGTAAAGATCTAGTGTGCGAATAATAATGTCTGCAAACTCATCTGATAGTTGATCTGGGTCCATCTCTTTTCTTAATGCTTCCATTGCTTCAACAACTTCAGATACAATCATCATCATTTGTTTTGTTACAAAAATCTCATCTGCTGGACGATCCCAAAAACCTTTCTCTACTGCATTTGTATGTATTTTTTCTGCTAATTGATCAAACATGTACATCCTCCAATGTTACTGTTCCGTCTTTTGTCTTTCCAAAACTAAACTTATAGGCTTTGCCTTCTTCAATATGCATGTATGCTCTAGGAAATGCAGTAGGAAATACAGTTACAGAATGAAGTTCTCTACTAGTATCTGCCAGAGTTAAAGATGCCATTTTCTTTCCAGCCTTTGTCATTCTTGGCTTAAAAGAAACAACGAACATTTCCTCTTCAGAATAAGGAAGTTGCTTATAACTTAAAAACTTTACTAGTGCATTAGAAGATCCCTTTATCTCGTCAACAGGTATTGCAGATACAATCCTATTATCATTTGCAAGAATAAGATAAGTACGACCAGTCTCAATAGTCGTAGACTCTTCATCAAATATACCAACACTACCAGTCTTGTCCAAAATTTCAATTCGTGACCACCCTGTTCCTCTTTTAATTGCCTTAACCATTCCCATAAGAATAAAAGATCCTTTTTCTTCAAATGAATCTACGTCCTGAATAAATGCATAATAATGAGAAGGAATAGTAATATTAAATTCTGGAAGATTTAAGAACTCATAAAGATTTTCTTTAATCTCATTATCATTTCTTGGCTGATCTGGAAATGTTGCTGCGCCAATAACACGTAAAGCATTAAGTGCACGACTATTTACTCCGTTACCTTTCGTAAATGTAAACTCTTCAAGTTCTTTGTATGACTTAAAAGGTCTAGCAGCAATATACTTTTCTGCAATGTTAGTTGATATAAACTTAATGCCAGTTAGACCAAACCTTATACCCTTGCCCTCAATTTTAAAATCAAAGTCAGAGTCATTGATGTGAGGAAGTTTAATTGAAATACCCATACGTTTTGCTTCAATTAGATATTCTGTACGACCATCTTTATCTTTTTCATTCTTAAGTAATGCAAACATAAACTCAAGAGGGTAGTAATACTTTAACCACGCCGTCCAATACGAGAGCGTAGAGTAAGCAACCGCATGAGACTTGTTGAATGAGTACCCCGCATGTGCTTCAAAGTCATGCCATAGATCAAGAGCCTGATTGGGAGCAATATAGGCAGAAGCACCTTTAACAAATTGCTCTTTGTATACGTCAAACTCTTTAGCATCTTTTTTCTTTCCAATGATTTTTCTAACTTTATCTGCTTCCGACATGGACATTTGTCCAAGGTGTACACATGCTTGCATAACTTGCTCTTGGTAAAGAACACAGCCATAAGTATCCTCCGTAAACTCTTTCATAATCTGGTGAGTATAAGATACATTTTGCTTGCCATGTTTACGAGCAATATAGTCCTTACCAATAGTATTCATAGCACCAGGACGAACAAGTGCATTTGATGCAGCAAGTTCATTAAAATTCTTTACACCCATCTTAACTAAAAGATTTGTGTAAGGTGTTGCTTCACACTGAAATACTCCTTTTGTATATCCATCTGAAAGCATTTCATAAACTTTTGCATCTGCAAGATCAAGAGAATCTAAATCAATATCTTTGTAATGATTTTCTTTAATCATAGCAACTGCATCTTGAATAACACTTAATGTTTTAAGACCAAGTGCATCAATTTTTATAAGGCCGATGCGTTCAGCCTCTTCCATGTCGACACCAACCACAGGTATACGTTCATCAGACCCAGGACTAGATCTCGTTTCCATTGGAGCAAACCTAAAAATCGGATCTTTGCTAGTGACCACACCAGCAGCGTGTATACCAGTACCACGAATACGACCACGTAATTGTTCACCATAAACCTCCACCTCTGGATACTTTTCTCTAAACCAAGCCGTAGTCTTTGATGAACAATATTCATCCCAAGTGTCTACCAACTTTAAAACTTTGTTTACATCTGTTAAAGGAATATCTAGAACTCTGGCTACATCTCGCACAACACCCTTGTCTTTAAATTCAAGGAATGTTGCAATAGATGCAACGTGTCTATATTGTCTAACAAGATAGTCTTTAACTTCATCACGTCTGTTATCTTGAATATCTGTATCAATATCAGGAAAGTCATTACGTTCTGGATTGATAAATCGGAAGAACAGTAGTCCGTACTTAATTGGATCAATGTCTGTAATACCAAGTGAGTAACAGACTAGAGAACCAGCAGCAGATCCACGACCAGGACCAACCATGATTCCTTCCTTCTTAGCCCAAGAAATCATACTTTGAACTACAAGGAAGTACGGTGCAAACTTCTTATCTTTAATGATCTTAAGTTCTTCATCAAGTCTATCTAGATACTCTTTATTCTCTGACAAACCCTTTAACTGTAAACCTTCTAAAGCAATCTTAGCAAGTTCTTTATCTGGACTCTTATATTGAACTGGTAGTAGGTTTAGTCCATCTTGTATCTCATAGTCTTCTACTGTATCTGCTAGGAGGAGTGTGTTTGAATATATGTCAGGTCTATCTATCCCCTGCAATTCCATCGCTGTCTTCATCTCTTCATAAGACAAAAGGTGGATATCAAACTTATTAAATGTTATCTGGCGATCTTCTCCATACAAATAGTCAAGTCGCTTCATCATGTCTGGTTGCTTTTTTGACTTTTCATATGTTGCTTCTTTGTTTACTTTACCATGTGTGTTAAGCAACAACTTAAACTCTTGTACTTCTCTTTGTGATTGGTCAACGTGGTGACAGTCTGGT